TTTTTATTTGCAAATGAAATGAATTTGAATGCACACTTGGATAATCGTTTACAATTCGACTTTCTTATAAATATAGTAAGAAGGCGGAAAAGATTTTCTAAGTGGATGAAACCTGAAACCGCCAGTGACGTGGAAGTTGTCAAGGAATATTATGGCTACAGTAATGAAAAAGCCCGCCAAGCCTTGACCCTTCTCACACCTGAACAAATAATAGATATAAAAAAGAAGGTGTATAAAGGTGGAACAAAATAATATTGTAGAATGGAATCCTACATCTATGCTCGAAATCTCTTTAAACGAGCCAGATGATTTTTTAAAAGTTAGAGAAACGCTTACACGGATAGGTGTAGCATCCCGCAAAGATAAAAAATTATTTCAGTCTTGTCATATATTACATAAACAAGGCAGATATTTTATTGTGCACTTTAAAGAGTTATTCTTACTAGACGGTAAGAAATCAAACTTAGAAGAAAATGATATTGCACGCAGAAATACTATTGCGCAGTTAATGAGTGACTGGGGTCTTATCAGTATTGAGACTGTAGATAAGATGAAACCACTAGCACCTATGCGGCAGATTAAGATTATTCCCTTTAAAGAAAAAAATGAATGGGAGTTGTGTCCAAAATATAATATTGGAAATAAGTAAGTATGATTTTATCTAGATTATGGAATAACGATTGGTTTATACGTGTACCTTTAGCAGTTGTATTTTTACAACAAGGTTTATTTAAGCTACCAATTTCAGCTGACGATGCTGCAACATTTGATTTACCAATGTTGGTTTGGATTTTTGTTGTGCTAGGCGAAATAGGATCAGGCGTAGGTATTATCGCTGGTGGCCTGATACAAAAATTATGGGCAAACATTGCAGACATTTTTACTCGCTTTAGTGGGTTTACTATGGGCTGTATTGCTACAGGCGTTATCTGGGTTAGCCAGCCAAGTAGTTTACTTGACGTATTACTTTATGACAATTTGCATGTTTTTCTTTGGGCAGGTGGATTATATTTTGCCCTAAAGGGAAACAAATGATATAAATAATTTAGGATGCCGCATGGTGCGGGTCCGTTTAACCTTGCTTAATTGGAGGCAAATATGACTAGAACATTCGCATATCCGCGAAACGCATTTCTTGGTTTCGACCACATCTTCGATCAACTGGAAAATATTCACCAGCACTCGAAGGATACCTACCCACCACACAATGTCATTAAAGACGAAGAGATGAAATACACTCTGGAAATGGCAGTGGCTGGTTTCAAACAAGAACATATTGACATTGAGGTCAAGGATCATATCTTGACTATCAGTGGTGATCGACCTGCGCGTCGTGAACAAAGCGCTTATGTTCATAAAGGTATTAGTGCTCGTAACTGGAAAAAGTCATTTAGACTGTCGGAATATACCGAAGTAACCGGAGCTGATCTTGTGGATGGAATTTTAACTGTCAATCTTGAAGTTGTCCTTCCCGAAGAAAAGCTGCCTCGTAAAATTTCAATCGGAAACAACGAGGTAACAAATGACAACAATAACGCTGAATTACTCTCAGAATCTTCTCAATAGTTTTGCGAGTGTATTAAAGAAAACTCTTCAAGGTATTATGATTGGGTATATCTTAGCTCGTCAAACTCAAGCAAATGCACGCCTTGCTAGAATAATGATTCATGAATATAGACGCGAAGGCCATACCGTCGATTCTCTTACTCATGAACTTAATGCTAAAACTCTTAAAAGTGTTTGGGCGGAGTTTAAAAATGACTAGATGGTTAAGTCAACTGTTTAAAAACATGGCGATGACTCCAGCTGAAAGATATCTTTCTCAAGCTACAAATCTTCAAGATTTAGAGCGTAGACAAAGAGATATCTCAAGAGGAAGAGTAAGATTCTAACACAAATATAAATAAAAGGGCGGGTAACTGCCCTTTTATTGATTATATTAAGGAGATTGTAATGTTAGAAACAATTAAAACAAATTCATTTTTTGACGAAAAGACTTTAAATCAAATTGTTGATGGACATTCCTTATTCAAAAAATTATTGTGCGAAGAATATATTAATTCGCCGGAAGAAAATATTCATCTTCAAGAATTTCAAACATATAACTTTTGGACCAAAACAAATGGAAGCTTAGAAGAAAGAAGTGAAGAATTCAAATGGGATAGGGTACACGTAGAATACCAAGACATTGAAAACGGTAAATGGCCTCAACCAGATGGTAAACGTGAATTTGTGCAATTTCTTCTTGATATTAGAAGTAAATTTAATATGTTTTGAAACGCACTGTGATGGACGAGATATAAAAGATAAAAGATTACCAATTCCAGACAATTGGGATAATCTTACTCGAGAAGATTGGCATCAAGAAGATGATGTTAACTATACTAGACAAGGTCTAATAAACTTAGATGTTGCTGACCCGACAGATGGTACAGTTATGTTCGAACAATCTTTTCCATATTCAGTCTATATTGATATGAGTCGTGAATTTGGAGAAATGCCATATCTTAAGAAGAATAAACCAAGAATTCAGTTTTTAAAAGGTGATAAGCCATATCGATTTGGTGCAGAAATTAAAAACTTTACGTATGAGCTTATGAATATTGATGATTATGATGAGATTATGGAACATTGTTTCGATGAATCGGTGTTTCCACATGAAGCAACATATGGATTAAGCTTAGAAAAAGTTTTAACTTTAGACAATCCTGGAACAATGTATACATGGGACTGCGAAAGATTTCACAAGGTAAAACCATTTCCAGATACAGTTGATCCACGCCGAAGACGTTTAACAACACACTTTACTTGCGTAACAAAGGAGAGCTAAATGAACGTAGAACAACTTAGAAAAGAATTAGAAATTGATGAGGGCGTAAAACATGAAGTATACCTGGATCATCTTGATCTCCCTACTTTTGGTATCGGTCATCTTATACTCGAAACAGACCCAGAATTTGGAGCCGAAGTCGGCACACCTGTCACTGAAGAACGAGTCATTGAAGCATTCAACGCAGACCTCGACATCGTGCTCGGAGACTGTAGACGACTCTACGACGATTTTGACAGCCTGCCTGAAGAAGCCCAGCTTATCGTGGCAAACATGTGTTTCAATCTTGGACTACCTCGTTTGTCCAAATTTAAAGGAATGAAAGCCGGTGTAGATGCTCGTGATTGGAATAAAGCTGCTGATGAAATGGTAGATTCTCGTTGGTATAAGCAGGTTACTAATCGTGCGCAACGTCTTGTCGATCGGATGAGAGCTCTTGCTTAATATTACAGATTCAGCAAAAGAATATTTAAATAAAGTCGGACAACCGAATGTATGGTTGTCCGTTAAAGGTGGCGGTTGTTCTGGGTTTACTTACGTCTGGGATGTAACCGATAAAGATCCTACAGTTGAAAACTTGGCATTAGATCCAATGGCTGAAATGTTTGTTGTCGGATGTACAATTGATTACGTTAATGAGCTTGGTGGATCTTATTTAAAAATAATAAACCCTAACGCTACAGCCTCATGCGGGTGTGGAGAAAGTTTTGCAGTATAATGGAAATAATTTGGCATATATTATTAACAGTGTGCGCGGGTAGTACCTGTATAGATCAAGACATACAATGGTTTGAAACAAAACTTCAATGCGAAACCATGCTCGTAAAATATGTAGAAGTTCCAGCAGACGGTCCATGGGATACCGTTGAATATCAGTGTAAACCACTAAATTCTAAGTCACTTTGATTCATTTTGTTGTAGAGAAAGCTTTGCAGTATAAAACGATTTTTATATCCGATCTTCATCTTGGCACAAAAAAGTGTAAAGAAAAAAAGATATTAAAATTTTTAAAAGAAATTAAGTGCGATAACTTGTATCTGGTTGGTGACATTATCGATGGATGGGCACTATCACGTAAACACTACTGGACAATTACACAAACAGAAATTCTCCGCAAGATACTAAAAATGTCTGAGACCACTAATATCACCTACATTCCAGGAAATCACGACTCATTTGTTAGACCGTTTTTTAGATATGATTTTTCGTTTTCTAACATTAGGATTGTAGAGCACGACACTTATGTTGATAGTAATGGAAGACGCATATTTGTAGTTCATGGAGATAAGTATGATTTTTGGATGAAAGTCCCTAAAAAAATTATAAACTTTTTAGCACACTTTACTGATTGGGTTGAAATTTCGGAAGAAACAGGTCATGATATTAAACGAGCGGCAAGGCTGACTCGAGTAGAAAAAGTACTTAAAAAATTTATTAAATCAAATAGCAAATATGACGCTGTAATATGTGGTCATACACACCATCCAAAAATTGATGACGTCTACATGAACACCGGTGATTGGGTAAAACATTGTACTGCTTTATGCGAAAATTATGATGGAAGTTGGAAAATAGTGGTTTACAAATAACTCCAATTGTGATATAATTATATATGAATTTGGAGGTAATATGTCGTCTTTTTATACTAATGTTTGTCGCTATGGCAACTCAATGCTTTACCGCGGTTATAACCAACACGGCAAACGTATCTATCGTAAAGATACAGAATTTAAACCAGTTTTCTATACTGAAACAAAAACTTCTACTGAATGGTCTGGTTTAGATGGTGCGCCAATTGCACCGATTGAACAACCCAATATGAGAGAAGCTAAATATTGGCTTGAAGCAAATAAAGATGTTGCTGGTCGTAAGATCTATGGCAACCGTAATTATATCCATCAATACATTACTCAACGCTTTCCACGTGATATTAATTTTAAGCGTGAATGTATCGACGTTGGTACCTTTGATATTGAAACAGAATATGATGATGGCTTTCCACATCCACGTGAAGCAGGCCAACGCATTCTTTCAATTACTTACAAATCAAGCAAATCTAAGATATACCATGTCTGGGGTTATGGCGATTTCGATACGAAAAAATCTTTAATTCAACCTGTTCGTTATTATCGCTGTCGCGATGAAGCCTCACTCCTTTCTAAATTTATCGACTTCTGGTCCGATCCTGATAAAACACCTGACGTAATTACAGGTTGGAATATTCGTT